TCGCCGGCCTCTTCAAAATTTCTCCGGCGGAATTTTTCCATGATATTTTCAACTTTTACTTTAGTAATATGGGGAGGAAATAAGAGGGCTACAGGGAGCCTACTATGCTATTCCTGTCATTCACTCCTTTCTTCAGGAGTATTCATAGTATTTCCTCTTCATATTACTAGGGTAAAAGTATACCCAAAGTAATAGAAAGGAGGATGCAAGTATGGGTAAGAGGATAGTATTGGAAGCAAAAACCCCTGAAAGTCTACCAAGACCTGCCCTGGATCCAGAGAATCGGGTTCAACAACTAGGTAATCTTGCCATGAATCTTGCAGAACAACAGTTACTTGATGGGACAGCTTCCTCTCAAGTAATAACATATTTTTTAAAAGCCACTTCAGAGCAAAATAAGCTTGAAATGGAACGACTCAGAAACGAGAATGAAAAATTAAAAGCCCAGACAGAAACCCTTCAGTCAGCAAAGCGTATCGAAGAACTTTATGTTGCTGCTATGGATGTATTTAAGGGTTATCAGGGATATTCTAGTGAGGAAGGAGAACAGAACAATGATTATTCTTAACAAGTATCACGGTGCCGACTATACCACCGATAAATTAATTATAGCAGACGACATGTATGCAGATACCAAAGCAGAATTGGAAGAAGCTGATATTTCCGATCCTGAAGACATCATCGGTCTTCCTGAAGGCTATTCATTAACTGCAGACAGTAAAGCTCATACTCCAGATGGTGATATTGCTATCCTGGATTCAGAGAATACCTGGCATTGGGTAGGAGAAGAAGAGTAGGAGGTATTACTATGCAAAGTATAGATAATGTCCTCAAGTTAAGAAAAGGTTTAAAACCAGATGATCCAAATCCGGATATCTTTGATATTCTTTGGGCAAAAAAGTTATCAGGAGCTGCTAAAGATTACACAGTCACCGGTAACCCTTTGTCATTCCTTACGAAGAAAGCGCAGACCGCCAAATCCACGAAGGTTACTTTGGAACCAGTGCAAGATTTACATGGCTATGACAATCCATGGCCTGCTGGTGGTGGAAAGAATAAGTTTGATATTGAAAAGCTTGGTGTATCACCCATTACTGTTTCTAATGGAGTTGCAACTGGAACGAGTGGAAATTTTAATTCAGTGTTTGGGCCGAATGCAAGTCCCATTTATACTAATAATTCTTCTGATAGAATTTCGATTTCATTAATGGCAAAAACTGATGGAAACCAATCAACTTCTGGTAATGGAATAATTATTGTATTTGAATATACAGACGAAACAAGTGCTACAGCTATTTCAATACCAAATAATACATCTGCATACACTAGATTTACAGCCACATCGAACGCAAGTAAGACATTGAAGGATATACATATTGGGTATTCTGCAAGTGGTCAAAATATTTGGTATATTAAAGAAATGCAGATAGAACTCAGTAACCAATCCACATCCTATGCTCCCTACTCCAACATCTGCCCCATCAGCGGCAGGACAAGTGTATCCTTGTACGGGTGCGGAAAAAATCAGTTTGATTATGATGAGTCAAAAGTAACGGTTTGTGAAACATCGACAGGAACAATTCGTTCCTACCATCCTACAGGAATTACTAATTGCACCATAACATTCTCTGCTCATTTGATTGATAGTAGTAGCGTTACAAACACATTTATCAATGTCGGAAAATTAGTTAACGGTAAATTAAATGTAATTAGTACATTTCTGTCAACAAATGGTGATATTACAAATAGAACCGTGACCTTTGCAGAAGGCGAAGAAGCCGTACTTATGAGTGCGAGTAGTGAAGCAAGTGGAATAACATTAAATTTACCAAAATACAATATTCAACTTGAACAAGGTACCACAGCCACTACCTACGAACCATACACAGAATCTAATGAAATCACCATTTCATTTCCTGCGTTGGGGAAGAATCTTGTAAATGTGCAAGATGTAAGTGGAATTACTACGCAAACAACTATTGCAGAGAATCTTGCTTTTTCAGCGGGAACTTATACATTATCAGCGTACTGTTCTAATAGTGGGTCAAATGAAGTTGGCTTAAGATTACTTACGCAAACTGGAAGCACTACTATTGTAACAACAACCACTACTGGGTCGTCATCTCCATCATTGATTAGCGGAACTTTTACATTGTCAGAAGATGTAATATGCAGATTGGTTGTTAGAGGAACGGCATCCGGGTATAACGCTACAGTTACTAAAGTTCAAATCGAATCTGGCTCCTCAGCAACCACCTACGAGCCGTACACAAAAACTTGCTACGGCGGCACTTTGGATGTGGAAACGGGCGTGCTGACGGTGGATAAGACAATATTGAATATTGGCATTTTGTCATGGGAATATCGCACAGATACAACAGAACCAATTTTCCAGGCAAATATTACTCCAAGAAATAAACCTACTTGGAGTGGCAATATGACAGCAAATGCTATTTCGTCCATGTATCCTATAACAACATCAAACAATGTAAGTAAAAATGGATATGATAAAACTTTTGCAATATCAGCAGACGGAAATCGTATATATGTTCAAAACTTAGATTATTCAGATGCAACAGTTTTTAGAGCTGCAATGTCTGGTGTTCAAATTTGCTATGAATTAAATACTCCCACCACCATACAACTCACTCCTCAGGAAGTAAACCTTATCAAAGGACAGAACAACCTTTGGACGGACGGAGATGAGATTGAGTTGACGTATAAGGCATAGGTTAAAGTGTTTTGTGTGTGAAAGTGTGGTGATGCCTAAATGTATCCAGACGGAAATCCTACTTTAATGTGACCATGCCCTCAAATAGAGGGCAAATAAGTTAAAGTGTTCTTAAGGAGGAAATGAATGATTGAAAAAATAATTATCTTGATTTTCTGTCATGTGTTAGGTGACTATGTATTACAAATTGATTTTCTTGCAAAAACAAAAGGCAATAATTGGTATCATCTTATAGTACACTGTTTCTTGTATGTATTTCCGTTTTTTGTCTATTTTGGCATTGATTGGAGATTGATATTGTTGTTCTGCACTCATGTTATAATAGACGCTCTAAAGGCAAGATACAAAAAGATAAACTATGTGACAGACCAAATTTTGCATTATCTAATTGCAAGCATTTATCTATTATGAGTTAAAGTGTTCTTTAATGAAGTAACTTAAAGTAACATTGTGGTGTATGCCCATGCTGAATAGCAGCGATAGTTGTCAGAACATCGATCAACCTGACAGAGAAAAGGCGGCATATATTTACTGAGCGTGAGGGGGACTCAGTAACTTAAAGTGTTCTATAAAAAAATAAGAAAGAAGGAGACTTAATCTTTTATGACAAAATTCGAGCCTGAATTATGCGACTCTTTGCCTGAAGAATTCACAAGACTAGATGACGCCACATACATTCAGCGTACGGACATTCACTATATCGAGTATCATTCCCTGGATGGTACCGATAGCTTTAAAGGTTACGAATGTCTGTCAAGAGTAATCACAAAAGACGAATACAACAAAATCACAGGAGGTATTTCAAAATGATTAAAATCATAGACATTATTAACGAAGAATTTGTTACTGGTAACGAGATCCTTGCAGTACTTTTTGCAGATACCAAAGCTGAAGTAGGCACTTCTTCTATCTCAAATCTTCCAGCAGGAAAACATTTAGCAGCAGGATCCAAGATCAAAGTAGCAGATGGCACTAGAGGATCTCTTAAGAGTGACGGAACCTGGCAATGGGAAACCGCAGGCGGAAATGCAAATGAACTTCCAGATGTTGATGAAACTGATAATGGAAAAGTTTTATCAGTTGTTGATGGTCAGTGGGATAAATCCCCTTCACAGATGGAACTTCCTTCCGTAACATCTGAAGACGAAGGAGATGTTCTTACTGTAAACTCTTCAGGTGTATGGGCTAAAGGAGAAATTCCTTCACAACTTCCTTCCGTAACTTCCGAGGATGAAGGAGATGTTCTTACGGTAAACTCTTCAGGGGCATGGGCCAAAGGAGAAATTCCCTCTCAGCTTCCGGCAGTAACTTCTGAAGATGTTGGTAAGGTTCTCACCGTTGACTCCGATGGTAATTGGGTAGCTGTTCTTCCTACCACCTAAGTAATCTCAAACAATAGGTTTCTCTCTTAAGGAGCCCTGAGAGTGTAATAGTCTCCAACCCCCTCACCAACGCATGGGTAGTTCCTCCTTCATCCAAAGAACTATAAGCATGCATTTAAAAACTTCCTATAGTCTTCTTAAAAATACAAAAGAAAGGAGATGAAAATTCAAAATGAGTACTAGAGATACTCAAATGAATCAGTATCTTACTGTAATTAGTCAGGCCGTTCATGGTAGAGATATGAGATCTGCACTTCATGATGCTATTGAGAAAGCATACAATGATTCCTACAGATGGTATGATAGTACCCTCGGAAATGCTAACCAGGCACTTCAGAAATCTACGCAGGCTCTAGATATTGCAAGTTCTATGGGATCGACAATTGATGAGATTGAAGATATGGCAAGTGAACTTGATGAAAAGTATGACGAAACAGCAGCCAGAATTGACAATATTATTGCTCATAACAATGATACAGAAGGTAATACAGAGCTGATTGATATCAGAACCACTTATCAGGGTTATACTTCTACTTCAGCGGGTAGTGCAGTTCGTCTTCAGGCAAGAGAGCTTAATAGTAGAATTAACACCCTTGTAAGAGAGCAAACAGCTACAACTGTAAATCTTAGAGCAGTTCCTTCATATGAAGAAATTTGGGAAAATAGTGATCCTACGACTTCTTTTGCTGGTCAGTCTCTTACCTTGTCGTCGGTAAGTGATGCAGATGAGAACTGTGAGATTATGATTATATATTTGCTTCAGCCGCTTCTTACTGTAAATGATACACCGGATATTAAAGCAGTCAGCATTCCTATGGCTCAACTTGCTTCTCCTGGGCAGTCTTCTTATGGTGTTATGAGAGCATTTAAGGTTGGAAGCAATGGAGTTGACTTCTGTGAGAGACAGATTGCTGTTTCTTTTGATTCCAGCGATTATTTGGAGATTGAGATTGGAGATTGTACGGTTTATGCTCCTGAAAATCCATTCTCTATTGATGACACAGATATGACAATTGCAGATCCTTCAGCAACTGCTTCTACTTCAAATGGATACCTTATTCCTTATAAGATTTATGCAATTTCATTTGGATTTGTTGGATCTATGCAGGTATCTAAGGACCAGGAAATTATTGATGCAAGGACTGGTATTGACGGTACCGTATACGAATCATTAGGCGAAGCAATTCGTAGTCAGATTTCCGCTTATACGGCAAGTGGCATTATTGAAGCACTTAATGATGATTATTAATAGGAGGTGATATTTATGAGTGAAAATCAAAATGAAACGCCTACCATAGATGAAGCTGTTAGACAAACAAGACTTTTAATAGGTCAGATGGCTAATGCTATAAAAAATGTAACAGGATCTTCTTCTGATATAAATGGACAAGATATTCCAAATGAAATTCGAGGAATTTTAAATCAATCACCGGTTACTAAGACTTATTACGATGTAAATCATTATTTAAGTGACATCGGAACTATTTTAAAAAGAGGATATTCTAGAACAATTAATGCACAGGATTTTCCTCAAGAAATTTTAAATCTTGATGATGCCAACTTGATGTATACTGATTTACTTCAGTGGAATAAAATTGATTCTACGATTTTGTCACTTCAAGATTTTAAAACATTCTATAATAAAGCAAATGACGCATACGGAGCCGGTAATTGGAGTTTATATGCTACTTATGCAACACGTTATGGGTATTCATCTGATGGTATTAGCATAGGTGCTGTTCCTTCAACAGTTACAATGGTATACGGAGAAAATGGCTATAATCAAGGAACATTTGATGGTCATGGAAATGATTGGTATCCATCAGGTGCCCCAAATGTTAATTATGAATGTGTATCCATGTACAAAAACCGTTGGAATGCTTCTACTTGGTCTGTATGGTTAAACAAAGATGATACCTATATAGGTAGTGACAATTATTTTCAAGGCTATGGTTATGGATGGGATAAATATTCCATATTACGTTAATCACAAGACCCATCATTCAGTAACATGGACGGTGGGTCTTTGTTTTTGTCAAACGACTAATCTTTTAAACTAGCAAAGGAGATGACAAAAATGGCTTACAGTTATTACAACCCAAATCCCGTAGGTCAGTTTGTAGAGGATTGTGTTCCTAGAGCACTTTCTAAAGCTTTAAACACTGACTGGGAAACAGCAAAAGTTCTTATATCAAATGCCTCATTTAAGATGGCTGACATGGAACACAGCAATCGAGTGTGGGGCGCAGTATTACGTCAAAATGGATTTTATAGGGAGATTATTCCTAATGAATGTCCAGACTGTTACACCATAGAAGACTTCTGTAACGATCACCAGAAAGGTATATTTGTTCTCTTTACAGATGGTCATGTCGCAACAGTTGTAGATGGTGTACTTTACGACGCTTGGGATTCAAGCAATGAAGTTCCACAATATTATTGGTACAGAAAGGAAAAAGACAGCAATGGAAAACATGACAACTCAAGGTAATCCCTATGCACCACAAATGATGGGTCAACAGCAATTTGTTCCTCAACCGTTTTATAGAAATAATCCGGTTCAAGCACAACAACCACAAACCCCACCTTATTTTCCTAAGATTTGTGACTTTGTGCAAGGAGATATCGGAGCAACGATCTTTGCAATTAACTTCTGTAATCAGGAAGCAACATTAATTGATGCTGATGATCCTAATATTATCTATCGGAAATCCAGAGATGCAAGTGGTAAAATGTCTCCAGTTACGAAATACCACCTCGTACCCTTTGAAGATAAAAAGGAAGAAGTCGATCTTTCTGGATTTGTAAAATCAGATGAAATTTTAGATCTCATTTCTGATACGGTAAAGGAAACCGTCAAAATGGAATTGGATAAGAGACTTTCAGAGATCTCTTTCAAGCCAACTTCCAAAGAAGGGAAGTGATCTAAATGATTCCAATTATGCAGATTATACAGACAGTTCGACAGATCAAACAAAACCCAGCAATGGCTAGTCAGTTTCTCTATCAAAAGGGAATCATTTCACAGCAACAGTATCAGGAAATGCAGCAACAAGGAATTGATGCAAATCCTGAAGCAATCGGACAATACATGATGAGTCATGGAATGATGGATCCTAATCAAGCTCAGCAAGCTGTAAATCAGTATGCTGTTCCGATCCAAAATTCTATGAAGCAGAACTAATCTATGGTACTTGTAGTCTTAAAGCGCGCGAAGACTATTTAAGTATAAATTACTAGTTGAAAGGACGGAAAAGAAATGACAGCAGAAGGTAACAACATGGTAATGCCCGTATCTCCTATGTATGGTGGATATGGGAACGGCGGCGGATTTGGTGGTTGGGGATCTGATATTTGGATTATCCTGATCGTACTCATGCTATTCGGAGGCTTCGGTTTTGGTGGCTTTGGCGGAATGGGTATGATGGGTATGGGCGGCTTTATGGGTGGTTATGACTTCCCTTGGCTGCTTGCATCTAATGCAAATAATCAGAACGCAACTCAGAGAGGGTTTGATAACCTTGCAACGAGCAATGCTATCAGCGCTCTTCAGTCTACGGTTAGCAATGGTTTCTCTGATGTTCAGCTCGGTATTGCTGGAATCAATCAGAACATTTGTCAGACCGGTAATGCAATTGTCGGGGCTGTAAATAACGGCTTCTCGCAGGCAGAGATTGCAGCAAATGGTCGACAGATGGCTAATATGCAGCAGATCTTTGGCATTCAGAATCAGCTTTGCCAGGCTAGCGCTGATAACAGACTTGCTACGGCAAACCTTGGTTCCGATATTGCTAGAGAAGCTTGCGCTACTAGAACTAGCGATACTCAGAATACTCAGCTTATCTTGAATGCAATTAATGATGGCTTCAGAGCAATGAGTGATCAGAGATTCCAGGATAAGATCGATGCTAAGAATGATGAAATTGCTCAGCTTCGTCAGGAGAATCTCTATGCTCGTGGTCAGGCGTCTCAGATCTCTCAGGATTCCAGGATTGTAGATGGTATCTATGACAGACTTAGAAATTGTCCTGTAGGTACGACTCCTGTATATGGCAATCAGCCTATCTTTACTTGCCCTCAGACTTATAACACTTGCGGTTGCGGATGCAATGGCGGTTTCTAAGTAGGAGGTGAAGATAATGGCTGCTGAATACAGTGCAAATGCTGCTCAGGATATTCCTGCTAATGGCAGTGCTATTTTCACCGAATCTCCAGTTCCTTGCAGACAAGGTCTCATCTATCACAGAGATGGATCTGGTTTGTTTAGGCTTGTAAATAGGTTCTTTCGTCAGAACATTTTACAGTGCTGGAGAAGAAATACGAACTATGAAGTAACTTTTCATGCTAATATCGCTATCCCTACCGGAGGAACTGTTGAAGAAATTCAGGTTGCTCTGGCTATCGATGGCGAGATTGATCCTTCTAGCATTATGTCCTTTACCCCAGCAGCTGTTGAGGTATTTGGTAATGTTGGTGCTGATATTATTGTTACGGTACCGTTTGTGTGCGGTTGTTCGACGGTATCTGTACGAAACTTAAGTCAGCAAACGATTACTATGGCAAATGCGAACATTACTTTTGAGTAAAGGGGGATTAAGACAATGCATGACATGTATGAATTAAATGAATTGAAAGAGCGTGTGCTTGAAGAACTCATTGAGTTCGGAAGGAGAGGAACTTTTAGTAAGAGCGAACTTCCTACGATCAAGGACCTTGCCGAAACTGGTAAAGATCTGTGTAAGATTATTGCTATGTGCGAGGAAAAGACTGGCTATAGTTATGGCGGCAGAGACGGTTATTCAAACAGAAGATATAGCATGACTTCTACTCCGGATTACTACAATCCTCCATACTCTATGGCGAGACGTCGTGATAGCATGGGAAGATACTCTTCTGATAACGATTGGATGATCGAAACTCTGGAAGAACTCAAAGAGAAAGCTCCGAATGACCATATGCGTAAGGAATTCGATGAGTTTATTATGCGTATGGAAAGAAATAAGTAGTTAGGTCATGTTCTTTTCAAATAATCTCATTAAAAACTAAATAAGGAAAATGGGGACGATCCGAGGAAGAAATGCCATGATAGGGCTATCAGAATACTTATGGGTTCGGGTCAAGGTAGACTGTTCGAAAATGAAAGAGGGCTTGGTCTGCCAAAAATTCAAAATGGAGGTAACGGCTATGTCAATGATTGAAACTGATTCTCAAAATTATACGGCCATAGCTGATGCTATCCGTACAATGAACGGTAGTCAGGATACATACTATCCAAATGAGATGGCTACAGCTATAAGAGCAATACCACAAGAAACATATGATGTGTTTGCTCCCATTATTTATTCTCTTGATGAAAGAGAGGTAGGTGTATGGAAAGATGGAAAACCACTTTATCAAAAGACAATATTTTTGTCATCAAGCATAACACTTAATCAATATTCGTGGACAGATATTTATGACGCTTCTTCATTAAATATTGAAAATCTTATAGATATTAAGCCATATGCGTATGGGAAAGTTAATCCGTTTGGTTTGTATTTGACAGAATTAAATTCCTCAAATCACATAAGGATTATGTGTGTTCAAAACTGGGTAATAAGCGGATTCACCATCCAATACACCAAAACCACAGATACAGCAGGTTCTGGTCAATGGACTCCTTCCGGCGTTCCAGCTGTTCATTATGACGGAACTGAGAAGATTATTGGAACATGGTTTGGGGAGACTTTGTATCAGAAGACAGTACATATAAACAGTTTGCCTAGCACTCCAGATACAGGAACGACATACCCTCATAATATATCAAACATTAATAATGTTATAGATTATCAAGCAGTAGCAAGATGGCCAAGTGGTGAAATCTCGCATTTAAATCATTTAGCAGTTCCAAATACCACAGCTGCATCAAGATCAAACATATCTGTTACTGTAAATAAAACAAATATTACATTTACAACAGGGCTTGATAGAAGTTCTATGTCGGCAGATGTCACTATTCAATACACCAAAACCACATAAAGGAGGCAAGACATATGAAATCTTACTCCGAACTTATTCAGATCCCTACAATTGAAGAGAGATTTGAATACCTATGTTTACCAGGACTAGTTGGACAGAACACATTTGGTGGTTATAGGTATTTGAATCAAGATTTTTATAGATCTAGAGAATGGCAGCAGTTTCGTAACCAAATTATTGTAAGAGATAATGGTTGTGATATGGCCTATCCAGGTGAGGAAATTGGTGGAATTATTATTATTCATCACATTAATCCTATGGTTCCCGATGATATTATTAGGCATAGTTCTATAATATTTGATCCTGAGAATGTGGTTTGTGTTTCAGAACTTACGCATAAGCTTATTCACTATGGAAACAAAGAAGACTATATGAAAGCAACACAATTTGTTCCAAGATCACCAAATGATACCTGTCCATGGAAAAGATAAGGAGGATTTATTATGGCAGAACTTAGTGTACTTAATACTATTAAAACTATGATTGGTCCTTCTGCTCTTTATGAAGGATTTAATACTGATATCATGATTCATATTAATTCAGTATTTGCATATCTTGCTCAGATGGGAGTAGTTCCTGATGGAACTAAGATTGCAGATGAAAACACAACTTGGAGCTCTGTAGTTCCGAATTTAAATATGCTTGAAGAGATCAAGTCTTATATTTACTTTAAAGTAAGGCTTATGTTTGATCCACCTGCAAATGCTACCATTGTAAATGCATGGCAGGAAGAAATCAAACAACTGGAATTTCGTATGTTTATTACATGCGATGAAATGCTTGGCTCCGGTGCCGATTAAGAGTCAGCCCCTCCTAATTCGGTAAACCGTATCCATATTATTTTACCTCTGGGCATCAGCTCTTCATCGGGTTGGTGCCTATTTCAAAAGAAAGGAGAAAATTCAAAATGGCATTAAGTAATACAGCGGTGCCGAAATACTATGGTATGTTTCGAGATGCCGTTTTGAGAGGAGAGATCCCTGTCAATGAAAAAATCTCCCTACAAATGAATCGAATTGACCAAAAAATTGCAAATCCTAACTTTTACTATGACGGCGACGTAGTAGAAGGATGGATCAAATATTGTGAGGGAGAACTAACCCTGACTGACGGTTCAGACCTTGTACTTCTCGATTCTTTTAAGTTGTGGGGAGAGGATCTTTTCGGTTGGTACTATTTCGAGACAAGGAGTGTTTGGGTTCCATATGATTATAATACTGGTATTCCAGCACACTATGAAAATCGAAAAATAAAAAAGAGACTTACCAATAAACAGTATTTAATTGTAGGAAGAGGTGCTGCTAAGAGTCTTTATGATACCTGTGTGCAAAGTTATGTACAAAATATTGACACAAGCACCACTCAGCAAATCACAACAGCTCCTACAATGAAACAAGCTGATGAAGTTTTAACACCGATTGTGACTGCTATGAATAGAGCAAAAGGACCTCTCTTTAAGTTCCTTACAGAAGGATCACTTCAAAATACAACTGGTAATAAGTTAAATCGTCAGAAACTTGCTTCTACTAAGAAAGGTATTCAGAATTTCTTAACAAATTCTATTATTGAGATTAGACCCATGAGTATTGATAAACTTCAAGGTCTTCGTGTAAAAGTTGCTACTGTTGATGAGTGGCTTTCGGGTGACATTAGAGAAGATGTTATAGGTGCAATTGAGCAAGGTGCTTCTAAGATTCCAGATTATATTATAGTTGCCACTTCTTCGGAAGGAACTGTAAGAAATGGTCCTGGAGATACTATCAAGATGGAACTTGAAGACATATTAAAAGGAAATTATTACAATCCTCATGTAAGTATCTTCTGGTATTGTCTTGATAGTGTAGATGAAGTTTCTAATCCTGCTATGTGGGTGAAGGCTAATCCAAATATTGGTCTCACCGTAAGCTATGAAACTTATCAGCTTGATGTTGAAAGAGCTGAGAAAGCGCCTTCTACTAGAAATGATATTTTAGCTAAAAGATTTGGTATTCCTTGTGAGGGTTATACCTATTACTTTACTTATGATGAGACACTTCCCCATAAGAAAAGAGAGTTCTGGGGTATGCCGTGTGCACTTGGTGCAGATCTTTCACAAGGAGATGACTTCTGTGCATTTACGTTTCTATTTCCTCTTAAAGATGGTAGTTATGGAGTTAAGACAAGAGCTTATATTACAGAACTATCTCTTGGTAAGTTATCAGGTTCTCTTAGACTTGAATATGAGAATTTTATTAGAGAAGGTAGTTTAATTATTATGCCTGGAACTGTTCTTGATATGCTTCAGGTATATGATGATTTGGATGAATATATTGTAAGGTGCGAGTATGCTGTTACTGCTTTTGGATATGACCCTTATAATGCTAAGGATTTTATTGAAAGATGGTGCACAGAAAATGGACCTTATGGTGTAGAGAAAGTTATTCAAGGTAAGAGAACAGAATCTGTTCCTTTAGGAGAACTTAAGATCTTAGCAAGTGAAAGAATGCTTCTCTTTGATGAGGAACTTATGAAATTCTGTATGGGAAACTGTACTGCAATTGTGGATGTAAATGGTAATAAAATGATTGCCAAAAAGAAATATGAGCATAAAATAGACTGTGTTGCAGCTATGATGGACGCTTATATTGCTTACAAATTACACAAAGATGACTTTATGTAAAAGGAGGAGAAGAGATGTGGCATTATAATTTTGACTATCTGTGTCATGGAATGAATGGGTATAAATATATTGACAAGTACAGAGGTAAGAATGGTAAATGGAATTATGTATATGAAGGTCAAAAAGCTAGGGAAAGAGGTATAGCTAAATCTAAGCAAACGACTAGAAATATGATCTTAAGACAATTATCAGAAGAGGGTATTAAAAATCCGATTACAGGTCCTGCAAAATATTATGATTATTTAAGAACTGGAAAAGTTCCTGAAAGTAAATCATCAAAAACCACTGCAAAACAAATTTCTACAAGAAAAAGTGAAATCAGACAGAAGGTAGATGCTAGCATTGATCAGAAAGCTAGAGAACGTGAAATAGCTGAAGGAAAAGCAGCTGCAAAGGATTACCGTCAGTCTAAGGTTACAGCTAATGATGTTCAGAGAGAAAGAGAACGTGCAATTAAAGAAGGCATGAGTTCAAATAGGCAGTGGAATAGAGATGCTATTAGTAAAGGATCCAGTGTTGAAGCTGCTCAGAAGGCTAGAGAACGTGGTATAGCTGAAGGAAAAAAATCTGCTAAAAAGTATTCTACTAGTGTCGGAGCTAAGAAGAATGCAGAACTTGTTAAGATCCTTGGTGATATGATTAATGGAACTAAAAGCGATATTAAAAAGAATGTTCATGCTAATTTCAAAACGAATGAAGCACAAAGAGGAAGAGCTGAAGATATTAATAAGTCTGTTGAAGCTGCTAGAGAAGCACAGCGTAAGAAAGAAAATAGCTTAGGCGCTAGAATTAAGAAAAATGTTGATAGCGATATTGCCACTGCTATAGCATTAAATAAGTCCAAAGCAAAATCTCAAAAGGAAATGCTTAAGGATAATGCTAAAGAGATTGTTGATAATAAATATCCAGCTCGTATGTCCAAAGAAGAGAAAGCTGCTAAACAGCAGGAAAGAGAGCATTCCAGAACAACTGCAGCTATTGATGCTCAGAATGCTAGACAGAGAGCTATTGAAGCTTCTCAGGCTCGTCAGAGACAAGCAGAGGCTGCTAAACAGCAAGAAGCTGAAAGAAAGCAAGCTGGTAACAGATCTGTAGAAAGAGCTCAAAACGCTAGAGAAGCTGCTATCGCAAAGTCGGTTCAGACTACTAAAGAAACAAATCAGGCTAAACAGGTAGCTAATGCTGCTAAACAGCAGGAAGAAGAACGTAGGATTGCTGGTGCACGTAGTTATAAAACAGGAAATAATAAAAATGTCGAAGAAGCTCAAATCATTAGAGATAATCAAATAAGAAGATCTACTCAAGCTGTTAAAGAAAAACGTATAGAAGATGCAGTTGATGAAGCATTAGATATGATAAAGTCTACTAAATCTGATTTTGCAACTATAGGTTCATACGTTTATGATAGTACTCTTAAAAATTTTACAAAAAATGAACAGGAAAATATAGTTCTAAAAACATATGAAAAGATGTTGGCAGATCCAGAGATAAAAGATGGACAAATATCCAGGGCTAGAGAATGGATTTTAACTCACTATGGAAATATTCTTCAATTAACTAAAACTAGAAATATTAAAACGAAGTAATAAGGAGGTAACCACTATGTGGCAGTATAACTATGATTACCTCTCTCATAAACTTTATTTTGTTAGAGAACCTAAAAAAGATCATAAATATATAGATAAAGTATTTAAAAATGGTAAATGGAATTATATTTATGATACTGGAAAAGGTATGAAAAAAAGTTTAAAAAAAATAACTAAAAATATTAAATCAAATATATCAAATATTAAATCTCAGCCTCAATCTCAACCAGTTGAAACTAAAAAAAGTTTAAAAGATGTATACACCTCTTTCAAAGAAAATATGAAAGAAGGTATAAAAAATGATATTAAATCAGCAGATGAAGAGGCAAGAGAATTTAGAGAAAAATACATTCAATGTATGGATGGTAAGCTTTCAAGAGAAGAATTTAAATCATATGCAGATGAATATGCTAAACATAGAGGTGAAGATGTATATAAATTTCAATCTTGGATGGCATATAATATTTGGCTTGCTAAACAAAATGGTACTAGATCTATTTTTGAAGATATATAGAAAGGAGGTAAATCATGTGGCAGTATAACTATTTATGTCATTCTAATGGTGCCTACCTTTCTCATCATGGTATCTTAGGACAGAAATGGGGTGTGAGACGTTATCAGTATGCTGATGGATCACTTACTCCAGCTGGTAGGCGAAGATATCGAGTGAACGAAAAAGGAGACTTAGTTAGAAAGACGAAATCAGAAATAGCTAATGATAAAAAGATTGCTAGGAAAGAATCTATTGAAAAAAAGCGTCAGGTTCGTTTAGAGCGAGAAAATGAGACTGAAGAAAAGAAAAAAGAAAGAATTGCTAAGTCTAGAGATCCTAAGAAAATTTATGATAATAAAGATTTGTTTGATTACAAAGAGCTTTTAGATCTTTATAACATCATGAATGTAGAGAAGAATATTAAAGGACTTATTCCTAAGAAAGTTTCTACTGGAGAAAAGTATGTAAAAGCTATGAAAGGTCTTCAGAATGCTCTTAATACTACAGGTGGAATGATTGAAGGTGGCACTAAAACATATAATGCTATTGCAAGAATTATTAATGCAAATGCAGGTGAGCAGGCGCTTCCGATTGTTGAAACTGGCGGAGGAAAGAAGAAAAAGAAGAAAAAAGAATCAAATGACGATGATGACGATTAAAAGGAGGAAAATTCAAAATGGGTAAATTTTCAGACAGGCTATCACATGCCTGGAATGCATTTATGAACAAAGACCCTACGTATTATCCTCCTATGTACATGTATGGCGGTAGTTCGACTTATCAAGATAGAATTGTGCTTACAAAAGGTAATGAACGATCTATTGTAAATGCAATCTATAACCGAATTTCACTCGATGTGGCAAGTAATACCTTTCAGCATGTACGAAATGATAATAATGGGCGATTTGTTGAAGTGATTGACGATGATATTAATAAGTGTTTGAATCTAGAAGCAAATCTCGATCAGACTGGAAGAAATTTCATTCAAGATATTGTACTTTCTATGCTTGACGAGGGATATGTTGCAGCTGTACCAACAGATGCTTCTATTGTTCCTAATGAGAATGGAAGCTACGATATTTATGAAATGAGAGTTGGTAAAATTGTAGAGTGGTAT